CCAGCATTTTGCAGCACCAAAAGCCGCGCATAACCATCGCTGAGCGTTTCAACGCCGATATTCAATTCATCGGCTTTGGTTTTTAGAAAACTCTGTGTGTTGGCGTAATCCTCGGCGCTGTTGGTGAGGGAGCGCAGGCGGATATCCAGCTTCTCAAATATCTGAATATTACGAAAGATCGAGCTTGCCGATGCCGCCGCCGCAAACGCTGGAATAAGCGTTGAGGTGATATTCCGCGCTACGCCATGAATGGCCGTGTTGGTTTTCTTGGCGGATTTACGGATTTTCTTAAAGGCTTTGTCGCCCCTATCGCCGACCTTGTCGAATTGGCGCGTGATTTTAACGCTGCCATCGACTTTGAGCCGGATAACGTAATTGGATTGTCTATTGGCCATGATTTACAGGGGCTTCCTCTGTGTTTTCATCGGCAATAGCATCAAGGATTCCGGCTTCGCCTTCTTTCAAAAGCTCGCTCACGATTTCAAGATCAAAATTACGTGCTTTGGCGATGGCCAGCCCCGCGCCCATATCAATGCCCATCACTTTGCCAGAGGGGGCAAGGCGCAATTGTGTCGTGCAGGATTCCAAAATCTCCCAAGCTTGTTGTTCCTGTATTAATTGCGGGGCGTGTTTTTGATAGGGGCAGAGATTTTCGAAGGCGCAGGGCAATTCCTGTTCTTTGCAGCCCTGACAATATGACGGGCCGCCACTTTTCTTGAAATGCCATGAGGTCAGTTTACGAATGCGCTCCTTAGCTTCGCCCAGCAGTGAAATATAATGCGTGAAGGTTTGGAAGAAGTTTTTTGCAAACTCCGATACATCCATAACTTTGCGAATATTGTCCGGCGTAGGATCAGCTGGAGCATTTTTATCTTCATCCAAAACACCGTCCCAACCGACAATATGCGTGACGGCTAGATCCTTGATAAGAAAATCCAGAAACAGGGCATTGCGCTCCTGCGGGTCTTTTAGATCAATAGGATTGTTACATGAAAATCCGGCTTCTTCAGCGTCGCGCAGTCCCTTTTCGAGATCCGCTATTTTCTTCTGCGCCGTCATTGTCGCGACAGAATAGCTGAGTGTCGTAAGCGGCTTAACTTTAACAGTGAAGCCCTTTACAACGGCAATACGATACGCCTCGGATGGTTGTTTTAGAGTGATCATAGATACTGACTCCCATCCAAATCATTGAGCAATTTGACGGTGAGCATCCGCCCCATTGTTTCATTGAACGCGCCTTGGAAATCAAAGCTGGCCTGCACACCGCCGGGGCCGTCTACGGATAATTTAGGCTTGGGCAGATACACTTCATGGGCTTGCAGGGTTAAAATCAGACCAGCGCTTAAGCGATAGGAAAACTCCAGATCAACAGGCGTGCCGCTCGATGCTTTATCTACCAAAGTGGTGTCGGCAAAGCGCACCTCAATCGTGCCAGTGAGGGAGGCAATCGTCGGATCCGCGCCGTCAATCAGCCCGTCATCACGGATGGTCTCGATCTTTTCCATGTTGTTGGAATAGGTCACCGATCCGGATGTGAGGTTACCGATATTAACGCCGCCACTTTTAATGCTGCCCTGAAACTGGCTAATACGCGAGAATGTCAGGGTTTGCGGCGTGCCGCCCTGCGTGGCAACAAAGCGGTTTTCTGCTTGGGCAATGGCATTTATGGTAGCCGCCGCCGCGCCGGAGCGCTGAAAATCCAGCGCCAGTGAATTAATCACAATCCCTGTATGCATGAAATATGCAGGAACTTTGGGCATTCCCACTTCGGCAGAATAGCTGGGCAATGTATCTTTGCCGGAGATAAACTCATGCTCCGTCCCTCCGCCCTCCAGCGTTGCCGCGCTCACGGCAGCAATCGAAGCCACCAGCGTAAAAGCGTTCCCCGTTGATCCGGCTGCATCATGGGTAATGAGAATGCGCTGCGTTCCGGTGGGGCGGCTGTAAGTGGCTACGGTGACATTGCCGTCTGCGGAGGCATTGAGCTGCGTGACCGCATTATCCACGGTTTGAATAACGGTGCCGCCAATCTGGATTTCATCGCCAGCGGGCGCTCCGGCAACAAAAGTGAAAACTGTGCCATTAATAGTGATCGTGTCATTTGCGGTCGGCTGATTTGAAAAATCAATATATCCGGTTGCGGGAACGTCCGCTGAAACGGGATCACCGAGCAGACCTGCCAGCCAAAACCCGAGATAGCGCGGATCAACAGGGACGGCAATATCGCCCTCATTATTAATCACATCCCGCAAGGGCTGGAGCGGATCGCGGCCATAGCCAAGAACCGCGTCCTCGATCAATCCCTGTTCACTGCCTAAACTTGAGCTGTTAAAGGGCATTTTGGTAAAATTGCCACTAGGTTTTACTCCGTACGCAGTCTCGCGTTTGAGCAATAATGTAGCGTTCGAGCCATATGCACGAGCCATGGTTTTCTCCTTTTTCGTTGGGTTGATTGGTGGTTACAAAGTCAAAACGCTTGCTTGAAGCGGCATTGGAATCTCTGCGTCATCACGCAGGGTTTTGGTTTTATCGAGCGGGTATTCATCATCGTAAATGTAGTAAAGTGTTTCCGTGCCTGTTGGGTTGGCAGAGAGCTGTAATGTCACTGTAGCCGTACCGTTGCTGGTCACCGAAGTGATGGGGATTTCCACGCCATCATCAAAGAAATGAAAACCCTCAATTCCGCTTGTGAGATTTAGGTCGCTTCCGCCGTCATGGGTGATGTTCACCGTTACGGTTGTCCCGGTGCGACTGGCCGATGCGATAGAGGGACCGACCACACCTGCAATATTCGCGCCTCGGTCTTTGGCTATTTTGCGCCCGATGCGCGTAGCCAGATCAATATAGGCTTGATCTGTATAATGAATTTCATCGACATCCAAATCTACGTCATAGGCTTCCGCACCGAAATAGATCCATGAATTTTCAGCGATAAGCTCCTTTTGTACTTCACGCACAGCCTGCATACCGCCTGTATTGGTAAAGCCATTTCGTGTGCCCAGAAACTGAATATAAATTTCAACCGAGCTGAGGACAGCACGCATATCTTCAAAAACCCTGAACAACGCAGTTTTATAAGCTGCACGCTCAGCAGCCGATGATCCTATCGAATGAGCATCCTGCTCACCTTGCGCCCAGACGATTATATCGGCTTTTGCGCCTGCATCTACGGCGGTGGCAAGAAAACTATCAAAAGCCTGCCCATGCGCATAATTATTTAAGGGATCCACCCACCATTTATCCGGGTCGGTGGTATTTTGCCGAATAATAGCACTGCCACCTGTCGAGCCGTTAATCCACACAGCCTGCGTGTTCGGTGCTTGACGAGTTGCTTCAAAAATCAGAGCATTACGGGCGGTCTCGTCTGGCACACTGAAATGTTTGTTGATATTGCTCTGGCCTCCGGCAATTAAGAAAATATCACTAACCGGAACTGAAGCCCTTCCGATTTTGGCCAGCGTATCCAGATGGGTTTTACCGATTACAACATCTTTGACATGGCCATATATGGGACCAAGGCCGTTGTTGCGCTGCCCGATACGCAGTTCATTCAGACCGTTAGGGTTGCTTAATCCTGCCCATGTGCGCGTATATGTTGCCAAATTTCCAAAAGTGGTGGCCTCTTCGGGTTTCCATGTCACGCCCATGACATGAGCGGTGTTTTCCATCATGGGATCACCCGTAGCACTAGCGTGGCGCGTAGTAGATTGTGAGCGCACCCAGCCGCGCACAGAACGATCCGTTCCATCCAACCGCACACCGATACTCTCAGCAGAACTGTTATGTGCGGCGATACTATAGACCGAAGTAGGAGAGAAATTCGGAACGCTAAAACGAATGGCCATAAACCCTCGCGCCTCGTTCCACCAATTCTTGTTTTGAAGATCGGCGATATATATGTCTTCCCGCTTGCGTGTGGCCACCGCCCCGGACGTAACGATAGGCGAAGAGCAAAAAATGCCTTTTTCCAATTGCGGCAGGATGAAATAAATCACTTGCCCCGGATAGGCTTTAATCCGCAAACGCATATTTGTCGCGGCGGGCACAAGATTTTCGACAAGGACTTTTTCCCAACCGCCAGTTTTGTTAAGGAGCGTGCCCTGATCAACATCATAGCCAATCCCAAATGTTCCGTTATTGGCGGCAGAGCCCTCTATATAAAAATAAGCAGAGCATGAGCGCACATCCAAATCACCAACCGTGAGAAAAGACACAACATAAAAAGACGTGCTGCCCCCGCTATTATCAAGTTTAAAAACCTTGCCGCTAGAGCATAAATTTCCAAGCCCTACGGTAGATAGCGGAACAGGCGCATCAACAACGCTAAATATTCCGTTTGTATCACCGACTGTTATCCATCCGGTGCTATCGAATGGGTTGGCATTATAGACGGGCAGCTCATTTACGCGGCTGCCCTCAACCAGCAAACCCAGCGCATTGCCGTTTTCGTCATGATCAATCCGAGGCTCATCGACGGTGGCCAGTTTTAAATTCCCGTTTAAATCCCGGTATGTCGCCACATTGTCATTGCGGGCATAGGTGACCTCATTTGGAAAAGAGGCTAGAAAATTAAGCCTATGACAAGTTTGTTTTTTAGGCGCAGGCGTTATGCCTTGTCCAAGATTTAAAAGCATTTATGTTCTCTTCTATGATAAAGGCGTTGGGGTTTCGTAATCCATGGTCAGCGTAATAACGCCGGATTTTATGGCGTGAGCACCGGGGATAATCTCGATTGTAACGTCAGGGCGGGCGTAACTCATGCCGAAGATAAGACCGCCGAGATCAGGATCCGATTCCAGAGCAACGCCAATTTGCGTGATAAGATTATCGAAAATGGTGTCACGGCTTGCTTGGTCGCCATCTGCCACATAAATCTCAATTTCAACTTCATGCTCGTAATAAACCGCACCAAACCCGCCCAGCGCTTCATCCGGTGTACCGGGATTACCATCACGTAAGATAATCAATCCATCGGCAGGGATTTTCTCTGGCACGGAGGCATTACGCTCAAACTTTGCCGCGCTTGCATTTCCAACCAGCGTGGCCAGTGCCTGCAATACGCTTTCTGTCTTGCTGGTCATTTATATTTTCCTTCTAAAATATTGATGTGCTTACGCCCCCATTCATCGGCGATTTTTTGAACGTCGAGTTTCTTTGGCATTTTCACGGTGGGGACGAGAATAAACATCACCACCGTGGTTAAGCCTTTTCCGGTTTTAAGAGCGCGTTTACTGGCTTTACGAAAGCCTCTGAATTCTCCGGTTTTGCGGCTGTAGGAAGCGCGGCGATCATCTGCCACCAAAAATGCCGTGCCGCCTTTGCTTTTTACAAACCGCAGATCACCTTTATGTTTGCGGTAGAGGTCGGGCGTGGCTTTACGGCGGTTAATGCGTTTAGGCGCGTTCTTGGTCGGGATTGCCAGGTAGCGGCCTTTGCGCGCTTTGATCAGAGTGCCCTGGTCAAAGGATTCAATGATTTCAGCGGCTTTGGAATAGACAAAGCCTTTGGTATCAATGCCGGGGCCGTCGTCAAAGAATTTAGAACGCCAAGTTCGGGAAAGCCGCGCACCAAGGCCACCGCCCACGACATCCTGCCGCAAATCCTTCTTAAGACCGTTTGTGGCTTCTTTCGTGGCGCTCGCAGCCATGCGCTTGATAAACTCTCGTTCCTTACGCATGTTTTTGCGTAGGTCACCGATAGTTTGAGCATCCAGCTTCATATTTTCCTTGTATCCAAAATCCACACCAAGGAATCCACATCCTCTAATCGTGGTTCGGCCTGAATGAGGTAGGTTGCGCCGTTAATATCCAGCCGGTCATTTTCCTTTGGAGTGGATATTTCAGATCGGCGTAGCTCGAAGAACAGGCTATCCAGCGCGATTTGCGTTTCCCCAAGATCGAGGAGAGAATCTCCCCGTCTTGGAAGAACGCGAACATTTACCGGAGCGCCTGCTTGCGGTACGTAAGAAGCATCAAGGCCGAACTCTGCAAAAACCGTATCAATGGCACCTGCAAAATTGCTCATACTTCGACCTCATTGGAGAGTTTTGCTGCCATAGCTTCGGCTTCTTCTTTGGGCAAAGGCTCTTCCGTTAAAGCTGCGCCGTCAGGATCCAGCACATCGTACTTGCCGAAATGACGATGTTTGACAGCGAAGCCGCTGTGGCTTTCCTTTTTTTGTTCCGGTGCTGCCTTGGCCTTTTTAGGATCAATTTCCTCCAGCGTATCCCACCACGATTTTGGAATATCACCCTCAGCAATGCCGATAATCTCGCCCTGTTTAAACTCCACCGTATCGAGAACGGCGTAATTTCTGCCCTTTTCATGGTGCAGAACGTGAGAGCGCAAAGCAGCTTGATCCTTGCTTAACGCCAAAATAAAACCGGGACCAAATCTTACCTTGGCCCCAGTTACGATATAATTTTTCGTCATAATTTTTGTCTCCCTTAGATCAGTTGTGCCATGCAGGCTTGTTGCCAGAAGCCGTAGCCCACATTGCGCCATGTATCGACGCCGTAGCGGTGCTTGTCTTCCTCAAATTCCAGCTCGGAGCCTTCCGCCACAGCCTTGAGGACAATGGATTCTTCCTCTTGGCGGATCAGCGGTTTAACCGAACCGTCTGTGCGAAAAATAGCCAGCTTGTCCGTCCATGGCAGGCGCGGATTTTGCGCGACAGACAATGTGATCTCATCCATCACCTGCACGATGTTGGTCTGACCATGCGTGATAACGGGAGCCGCAATAGCAGCTTTGGCGATATGCCACATGCTTGTTGGCACCATGACCAGAAAAGCGCGCGCGTTTTCGTTCATCGGCTCGCCCTGATCGTCTTTCAGGGAATAGAGCTGTTGAATGACTTGCAAGATGGAAAGCTGCAGCTCCTCCACCGATGGCACGGCAATTGATCCGTGTACTTCCGTTGGCAGGGTCGAAATATCGATTTGCAGTTTATTGGACTGCGCGCCGCTATCACCCTCGCTATGATCGGTATCGAAGAAATACTGCCCGTCATAACAGACCGTGGATTCCGCATTGATAATCAGCTCGGAAAGCAGTTTTGCCCAATGCGCATTGGTACGGTCGGCCAGCTCGTCAACGCGCACCATAACTTGCCCCGTTTTGTCACGGCGCAGCTCGCGCACCAGCAATTCTAGCGTGGCTTCAAAATGCTTGTTTTCGATGGTGATGCCGTTTTCACGAAAGCCTTTGGCTTGCCGCCCGCCAATCCATTCCCGCATGACAGGAACTTGGCCCAGCCATTTATAGGTCTCGGATTCCTGATCTGAGGTGAAATAATTGGACAGGGCATTGACCCATTCAAGGCCAGGATTTTGCTCCAGCCGTTGGTAAAAGCGCCCGATAATGGCGCGTGAAGATAATCCTTGTGCGGACATGATAGTTTCCTTTTCTGTTTGAGAGAGTTTTTAGTAGAGGGTAGTAATTACGCAGCAGCGGTAATCAGCGTGTTAAAACTGACAACGCCCACGCCGGATTTGACGAACCGGGCAACGCGCCCAATGTAAGTATTCGCCGTGGCCGTGAGCGTGAAGGTATTGTCGTCGGAGGCATAAACCGCCGCGCCGATATTGGTGATCGCAAGACCAGCAATGGGAAGCTCGACCGCGCCTTGTGTGCGCACGCGGGTTTTCTGATCCCCCGCAGCACCGTTTACATTGTCGGCTCTAGCTTCTGCAAAGCCGTAGAAATAATCGCCCGCTTGCAGTGGCCGTGCATAGCCGCTGGCATTATCGCCGACGGCTGATCCTTCATAGATGATGTCTCCGGCAATGACCGGAACCTCGTTAATTGTGCCCAGCTCGAAGGGACGCTGGACATCATTTGCTAGTGTAGCCATGGTTTTCTCCTAATTTTAGAGCTGCCATCATTCAGCTGTGGACTGCGTTCAACTACGCCCCGCATAGACTTTGCTATGCTTGGGCTTGTCTGCCTTGCCACATCTAAATGCTGTTTGCTCTGGGTTGGTTTTAAAATAGTGGGGTTACTTGGATCTTGGCGCATAGCGTTTAACGCGCCCTGAATCCTCGGCTTTGCGGAAGGCAATATACGCGCCCTTATCCGCAAATTCTGTGCGGATATCGGCAGAAGCCTGCCACTCGGATTCCGCACGCTCCTCGATCGGCGCATTGGCATCGATATGCGGCGTTTGCGCGGTGGAAGGCGTTACAACAGGCTCAGCCATTGTTTCGGCCTCCATGGTTTTGAGGACATTGCCACCGCGCTGTTTTTCTGCCGCTACGATTTTTAAGGCCAGATCGGCGGCTTTGCTTTTGCCATCGCCTCTGGCTTGCTCCAGCAATTCTTCATGACCGGTCATGGCGACTTCTTCCAGTCCTAAAATGCGCGCGCGTTCGGTTTCACCTCCGGCCTTATAGCCTTCATTGAAACTATCCTTGGTCATGCTCGAGGCAATTTCAGGGTGGTTTTTAACAATGTAGTCCGGCGTGATCGCAGAAAATGCGACCACATCGTCTTTGTTGCCAGGGTTTTCCGGCGTTTCAGTTTTTTTAGTCATGACGACTCCTTTGGTTGGTGGTTGAGGTGGTGAAATAAGGAAGAGCGCATCTTTCAGCCCTCCCACAAGATCGGCCATGCCAACGCGCACAGCCTCACGGGCAGGCAAAACATCGCCAGCTCCGAATTTTGATAAAACATCATCTGTTGAAACATCGCGGAAACGTGCCACCGCGCCGATAAATTCAGCCTCCATGGCATCAAGCCGCGCTTGTATTGAGGTGCGGCCTTCATTGCTTTCCGGATCCAGGCGTTTGTTGGGCGCGTTGGAGGATACAAATTCGACCCAGCCCATATCGCGGCTTTTGGGAACCGCCATGGCCACGCCAATAGACCCCAGCATGGTTGTCGGCCCAGCCACGATTTTATCCGCAGCCGCCGCAATCCAATACGCCGCCGAAGCCGCATTGCCGTAAGCATAAGCCACAATAGGCTTGCTCCCACGCGCCGCAAAAATACTGCTCGCCAGCTCCTCAACCCCTGTGATAATCCCGCCGGGACTATCAATGCGCAAGATAATGCCGTTAATTTCTGGATCACTCAGCGCATGTTCAAATTGCTGTTCAATCGCGGAAATACTGATGCCGCCAAACAGCATGGACAGGATATTGGAATACGGCGTAATCACGCCGCTAATATCAATCACAGCCACCGCATTTTGCCGGGTCATAATATCCGCAACCAGCGGCGTATCTTTTTGAAAAGCGGCAGGCGCTTCCATAGGCAAAATATCGGGCAGGATAGCAAGCCCCGTTGAAGAAGGAATATCCCACATCACGCACCACCTTCCGTTTTGGCGGGGATAATAAATAAATCCCCATTCACGCCGTTTGAAATCACAGAGATTTTCTGCCCCGTCGTAATGGTCTCCGCCCAATTTTGCATCTGCGAAAGCGGCACACTCCCGGCAGCATTAGCAGCCGTAGGAGTATCACCAACCGTGTAAAAGCAATCCTGCGTGGAAATCAGCCGCACCAGCGGGCTATTGATAACGGCAGAGGCGGCAGCGATAGCGGTAAAAGCAACTTTCTGCCCATTCGCATAGTCCCATTCCGGGGCTTGCACAGGCACATGCTGATCACCGCTGACCGCACTAATAATGCGTTCAGACATTTCGTTTTCCTTATTTTTGAGGGTTAGTCTTGGTCTTTTTTGTTCGTCTCTTCCAGATCGTCTATTTGATCCGGCATGAGGGCTGTTTCGAATGGTTCTTCCAGTCCAGCTTCGAGGCGCAGGCGTTTTTCTTTGGTGCGTTGACGGTGTTTGCGTTCCCAATCGCCGCCGGTTAATGCTGCCGTTTCTTCGGCTAATGTTGAGATACCCATATCAATGCGCTCGCGGGCGGCTTTGCCTTCTTTGAGCTGGTCAATTTGACCGCGCGGCGGGCCGATCCATTCTGCGCCGAGATAGGCTGCGCGGACCATGGGGTCGGAGAAAAATCCCGGCGCGTTTAAATGACCGCGCGCAACGGCTTCGGTAATCACGGCTTCATAAACAGGCTGGCAGAACATGCAGGCCAGCCATTCACGGCGGGCGCGGAAGAATTTCCAAGCCTCCAGCAATGCCGCCTGCGCAGCGGAATAACTTGCTGTGAAATGCTTGACCAGCATCTCGAACGGTATTTCCAACGCCACGCCGACTTGCCGCAATACCGCTAGCACAAATTGATCAAAGGCCGCATTGGGGCGTTTGGGATCGGCAATCTCTACGCTCTCATAGGGCAGCAAATCCAGTATCGCACCCGGTGCCAGCTCAAAATCCTTGTCATCACGCCCGCCGCCCGCATCATCACCCATCGGAGCCAGCCCGTCAGGGTCTTCGGATTTTATAAACACACTAAACATGGAGGACACCACGGCGGCCATAAGCTCAGCCTCGGTGTATTTATCGAGCTGTTTCAGGCTCTCGATCACCGGCGTTAAATACGGCACAGGGCGCGTCATGCCCACGCGGATCGGGCGCGCGAGATGCCCCACCAGCCAATTGCCGTCTTTATCGTAAGAGCGCAGCCGTACCCATTGCCGCGATTTGGGGTTTGTTGTCTCGCCGGGATGAGCTTGCAAAACATGGTAAGCCATCGGCGCACCGAACGCGTCTTTCTCCACGCCTCCCGCGAGCATCGGCGTGTCGCGTTTCCAATCCGGATTACAGACGCGATCAGCCTCGACAAGCTGCAAACAAGTGCCGTAACGCTCGCCCGGACGTTGCACAAATTTACGCAAAATAAACACATCGCCAGCTTCCAGCACAGAACGAAAAGCCAGATCCTGCAGCCCTGCAAAATCCTGAACGCGGGTCGCATCACAATTCTTTGATCCTGCCCAGTAACGAAATTCACGCTCGGCGGCGCGTTCAAAGGCTTCGAATTCTTCTTCCGAATTACCCAGCACATTTTTAAGCACATCACGATCAATGCGCGATTGCACTTTAAGGCCCGTGCCGACAACATTGGTCACTACCGTATTAATCGC